TATCCGAATATCCAGATAATTTATCTTCGTCTTTGTAAGTTTTTCTACCATATAAAGAATAAATAGTTTCTATTCTCCCTTGCTGGTCTTTTTCGCATATAACTTTTGTACCATCACTTTGCTTGTTAACATCTTCTTCGCATAATTTTATTGTATCGCACAAATATGCGTCAAACGATTCCTTTTCATATGTTGTTTTGCAATGTGCTACAAGATCAAAGTCTGTGTTGTATAAATTTGATGAGCTACTTTCATATTTTTTTTTGTCATCATCAGAAATAAACATCATACTGTCGGTATAATAAGGCGTTTGAAGGCAAACTTTTGGTATATATGGTGATTTTGATAGAACGTTGTCCATCATCTGCTGTTTATCTGAAGAATAATCAGGTATTGGAACAGTATCTTTTTTATCAGAAACACAACCTAAATTAAAACATGAGTTTGTTAAATCTCTTTTTAAATAATTTTTCTTCATTTTATCTCCAGCTTTATCTTTGACGGTACCTATTTCAATTATGGCTAAATACTTTGAATATTTACTGGTCATTAATTCCATCCATCTATTTTGCTTTGAAAAAGCATCAAGTGAAGGGAACAATGTATATTCACTATCGCTTATCTTCATCAAATTTGGTATATATAAAACAACTTCGTATGTTCCGCCGAATATATGTGTGGCACCTTCTTCTTTTAATTTTTTTAATTCTTCCTCTTTTAATTTTTTTTTAGCAGGGTCCAGTAATTTTACAGCTGCTTCTTCTTCTTGTAATTTTTTAACGGTTTCTTTCATAACTAATTTTTTTGCAAGCATAACATATATTGGCAATGGAATATTCTGTAAATTACTCGGTTTTAGTAAATTATTTTTGATATTATTTAATTCAGTTATAATTGTTTCCTTAATGGTTTTTTCTTTCAAAGTAAAACTCTTGCAATATATATTGTCATTTATATGGACCTTGTCTGTATGATACTCATCAAATGTCATAAATATGCATCTTTCTTGTATTAAAAAATTGGTTGTTGATACAATATTAGTTAATAATTGTTTGTTGCAATCTGCCAATTTAAATTGCCCAGGTTTGTCATTTTCACATTTTTTTTCATGCTTATTATAATATTTGAGCATTTTGTATTTATTATATATATATAGAAATAATATTCATAATATTAACTATGTATATATTACGTATTCTAATGTAATAAATGCTCAAAATTAATATAAGTCCAGGAAGAACCTTTTTTTTTATTTGATGTAAATAGTATTATGCCTCGTGTTGCTTTTCAAATTCAATACAAAATTGTAGGAGGTTATTTTCTTTCGGGAGGCAATGATACTGGTGCGGATCTCACGCCCACCAACGAATTAGTATATGGTTATTGTACTTTACCTAGTCAAAATAGTGATGAATATATTTACTACTATAAATTCGTAGGATGGACAAAATCCGGTTGGTATAATGGTGTATTACAGGAAAGAAATCCAGAGACTGGTGGATGTAATTTTACCCATAACAGCACACACGATGCAGGCTTCGAGCTTAAAGGGACTTCTTGGTATAATGATGTCTATTTTTATTGGTTTAATGCAGTACAGGGTTCAGGTAGATCATATACAATGAATTATAATGGAGGTCCAAATTCAACTGGTTCCACTGGCAACACAACTATACAATATGATACAACACCTACTATTGCAACCAATGGATTTTCATTAACAGGGTATACTTTTTCTGAATGGTATGTATATTATAGTGGTACTTATATAGGTAAATATGGTAATGGTGCAAGTCTTGGTACATGGAAAAGAACAGGTAATCACAGTGCAACTGCACAATGGACTGCAAATACATATACAATAGTACATAATGCAAATGCTACTAACCCGGCAGCAACTGGAGCAACCGCGAACACAACTTCCACATACAATAATAATGCAAAAGCAAATACTAATGGTTTTTCAAGAACAGGATATTTCTTTGCAGGTTGGATACTAACAGCAGATGGGTCAGGAACTGACAGAACTGTATATCAAGCTAATTCTGAATTTACTCATCCAGGAACTATAAGTACACTTAACCTATATGCAGTATGGACTGGGTGGCTATATACATTATCATATGATGGAAATACAAATACAGGAACATCAACAACAGCTGCCACAACATCAAGATACCCCAATAAAGTTACTGTAGCTTCAAATAGTTTTACAAAGACAGGATATTATTTTAAAGGATGGGCAATAAAAACAAATGATATTATTGGTGATGTTGTATATCAAGCTACTAATGAAATTGATCATCCTGGTGGAACCGCCGACTCTGCAACAACATTATATGCGAAATGGGGAGCAAATACATATACAATAACATATAATGGAAATGGAAATAACGGAGCAGAAACGACTACCGCATCATCACCTGTATATGATGCTGATTTTACTTTTAAAGCTAATTCTTTTGTAAGAACAGGGTATACATTTAATAAGTGGAAATTAATGAATGGCGAAACAGAAGTTGGTAATTATGCTGCAAGTGTTGCATATGGTAAATGGGATATAGCATCTGATTGTACTGCTGTTGCACAATGGACTATAAATACGTATCTAATAACATTTGATAAAAATGGAAAAGGTATTGGTAAGTCTGTAACCCAAGACTATAATAGTACAGTTACTTGTCCACCTCTCAAAGCAGTTGGATATGTTTTTGGTGGTTGGGCTACATCTGTTCAAAATGCTACAGATAAAATAGTGGAGAAGGCTGGTAATGCAACATTCATATTAAGTACATCCGATGTAAACTTATATGCAATATGGACTGACAATGCTAATAATACTGTTCGTTTTTCAGAATTACAGACAGTTTTCGGAGGATCAAACCCAATATCAATTAGTGAATATAGGACACAAAGCGGACAAACAACTGCAAATTCAAGAATTACAGTTAGTACTCATTTCAAAGGCAAAGGAGTTGCGCCACCATAGTATATCTACGTATATATATTTGCATAAAAAATGATTGTTATTTATAAAGATACTCATCGTATCACACAATGCAGGCCACGTATAACAATAATGAAATAAATAAATATATAGATATGTGCGCATTAAATAGTTCTCACTATGATATTGCATTAGTATGTCATAAATACTTACAGAATAAGCACAGATATATTAAAAATAATATATGGGAATATATGACGACATCTGACAAAGGCGAAGATATTTGGTCTATTGATAGTAATAATGAGCAGATAATATACTCTATAAAAACAATAATATGCAAGGCTTTTACAGAGCGTTCTATATATTGGTCATCTAATACACAAGATAATACATATCAAGATACTGAAATTATTTCAAAAAAATTATTGAATATCAGTTCGAAGCTCAAAGATACTAAATATATCTCTTTATTAATTAAAGAGTGCAAGCAATTTTTTATTGTATGAGAGATATATATAATATAAATAACATTAATGACCTATACAATATTATAAAATCCCAGTATAATTTTGAAATTAAGGATTTTAAAATTAAGAAGGCTCCAGTTTCTATTTTTGATAATTTTAAGAAAAAAATAACTAATAAGAATGAATATTTAAATTATGAGTTTGCTTCTAAATATTTAGAATTGTGTAATAATTGCTATCATATAACATACAAAAAAGACGAAATAAATATGTACATTATACTACGAGGTAATATAACAAAGCGTCTGAAAATGGAAATATTTAAGAATGTATATCGCGTGTATTTACTTACAAAAATATACAAAATATCAAATGCGGGCACCTCAATATTTAATTATTATATTATCATGAACCCGCAAAAAAGATACTTACCCGCCAAAAAAGACGAATTAATAGATGTTGTTAATATAAATGGAGGGTTCACGTATATTAGTGAAAATGATATATATATAATACGCAAAGAGGATTATTGCAAGGTTATTATCCACGAATTACTACATCATAACATATTTATACATAAAACAGACTGGAAAGAGCAAAATATACAAAGATTAAAGAAACATTTTAATATTCACGAGGATATGCTTTTAATCCCAAATGAAGCAATCATAGAAACATATGCTTGCGTTTTGAATACCATATTTTATTCGATAGATACAGGTTCGAGTTTAAAAGAAAACTTAAAGAAGGACCAACTGCATTCGATCGCATTAGCAAAAAAAATATTAGATAAACAAAATGGTGAAAAATGGGTTGAAAAAACGCACTCATATTGTTATGTTGTATTCAAAACAATACTATATGTTTACTTTAATAAGTTTTTAAAAATATATAAATACCATAATGATACTGAAATAACCGACTTTCTAATTAAATATTATGCGCAAATACGTAAAAAGACGACCCTTATTACGAATGAACGCAAGAATAATAAGTTAAAGCAAACTATATATTAGATATTATATATTAGAATATATAATCTATTTATTTTTATATTTAAGAAATGTATATAATTTATTATTATAGTATATTAAGTAATTTGTGATGTCGATTGAAGATATTAATTATATGAAGGAGAATAGTATTAAGCAGGCATATACTTTTATCATAGATAGTTCAGATAGAGATCGTTATATGTATCCTAATCCGAATAATTATGTTGTCAATTTTGCAACACCTTTTAAAAATATTATTGGTTTGGAAATAATTGATGCGAGTATTCCAAGAGCGATGTATACAATAGACGTAGACAACAACAATATATACTATTATATCGGTAATAACGACGATGACAATATGGATGGGGACAAAAACGGGGATGAAATCATTGAGAATGGTGTTCAAATAAATAATAGTGCGCATTTAGTACTTAAAACGTCAATTTTAAATACTAATTTAAATACAATTGGTAGTTCTAATTTAAATACTATTGATAGTTTTAATTTAAGCAGTGGTGGTATATACGATGCTATTGGTTCTAATTTAAATACGATTGATAGGTCTGATACCAATATCAAAATATACGATGGTAGGTATGCAATATTAAATAATTCAATAAATATATATAATATCTATAATAATACAACAAATATTGGAGGTTCCTCTGTCGGTCTAACATTTAATTTATGTTTTAAACCAATACTTGATGCGAATACCTCATGTAATATTCTTAATTTCAGCTATAATCACACATATATTGATACTGAAACTGATACGTATAGTAGCATAAATATTGATATTGCATATGGAATAAACAATTCATATATATTAACATTTACAATAGGAAATACTGCAGAACCCATAACTATTATTTATAATAATAATAATGATAATTACATAAACATATATTGGTCTATAATGAAAACTACGTGGAATATTGGTATATTTGATACAGCGAAAAATGCAATTTACACAGGTGTTATTGAGAATTGCGATGTTATATATAATGTATTTTATACAAGGAAATACATTGGCAAAATATACGGAAGTGCAAGCAGTTGGGTTAATGATAATATATTATTGTTAAAAGATTTTAAAATATATAATATTGCAATTAAAGCCGACAAGATGATTGATTATTTAAATGACAATTCTTATGGTTTTAATGGGTTGATAGTATGGTACAAAATGAATGCAACAACGATATACAAGGTTTCAAATGAAGGTAATAATAGTATAATAAATTACAAGGTTCTTAATGATGGCAGTATTTCCGAAATAAATTATATGGATGTTTTTAAAAAAATATCTATATCACCTGGTGATTATACTTTTAAATCATTTGTAAAAAAATTTAATGAATTATCACCCAGTGATTTAGAAATCACATTTGAAGAAACATCAACACCTCCTGAATTAACAAATTTAATAAATATATTTTCAAAAGCACCTTTAATTGTTGATATGAAGAGGTCAACAATCGCAGAAAATTTAGGGTTTGATTTACATCCTACATTTAATAATGAAGAGAAATATGTATTCAAACCATCTAATATATCTGATAGTGGTTTAGTAAAAATGTTTTACAGTCGTAAAAATAATGATATAGAAATAAATAGTAAATATATAATTACTTCGCCGGGCGTTGTATATTTTATAGGTAATAAATATATTATTTTGCGATGTCCTGAAATCGAAGAGCATTTATATCGTTCGCTTTCATATTCAAAATATACACTGGGGCTTGCAAAGTTCCGTGTAGAAAGTATAGGTATTAATAGTGAGAAATTAAGTATTACAAAAATACCAGTGCGTGAGTTTCATCCAATTGGGAAATTATCTCGGATGAGTTTTAGGTTTGAAACAAATAAAGGAGGGTTATATGACTTCAAAGGAATAAATCATAATATCATATTTGCAATATTTTATTATGAACCTGTGCAAAAAAACACTCCTGCAAAATCAATATTAAATCCTGAATATAAAATGAATTATATCGACTACTTATATAAACAAGAAGAAATCGAAGGCGATTCAGATGATGAAAACGAGGACTTCTCGCGAGATAATATTGATGATTACAAGGTAAAAGAAAATATGTATGATGAAAGAGGTGTCAAATTACAACAATTTAATAACTATTTCCAAAAAAATAATGACACAGATGATAATGAAGAAGATGAAGAAGATAATGAAGGAGATGAAGAAGATAATGAAGAAGATGATGAAGAAGAAGATAATGAAGAAGATGATGAAGATAATAATGACGACCAGGGTTATTAGTAATTATTAGATAGTTTTTCTATTATTCATCATTAGCATCTTTATCATTGTCTTCTTTCACAGGTGATTTAATTTTTTCTTTTGATTTATTATCTTTTTTTGTTTTTGTTTCTACTATTTCTTTTTCTTCCCCGGAAACGAAGGGTTCGCTTGATTTACTATCATCTGTCTCAAACCCCTTTAATTGTTCAATAAGTAATGTTATATCTTTAATATCTATTTTATCACTTTCTATTTTCTCTATTATGTCAGACACTTTTTTCTTGTGCTCTTTATTTTTGATTTCTTTTTCATTTTTTTTTAATATACCAAGTATTTTATTTTTGATGTCTTCTTCTCCAAAGAAGTTTTCAAGTATACTTGGTTGCATTATACCGCTTGAAAAAGCACAACCAAATAATAGAATTATAAAAATACTAATGGCAAAAATTAAAGACATGTATATAAATAAGTTTTCGTAATCAATATCTTGCATATTTATTTATATATTCTGTTAAAAGATAAGATATTTATTTATAAAATTATTAAATTAATGTGTTTATATAGTATAGATAAATATATAAATGACGGAACTGAATTTATTATATGGAGGTGATAATTTATTGAATGATCATAATGTTATAGAACGTAAGGATAATGCATATTCACCTCAAAAAGTGTCAAGCCAGCAATTACATCAATTAGCACTAAATAATGATATGAATGGCGACGATAAGCAAATGATGCAACAATCACAACCCCAAAGTCAATCTATGCAAATTGCACAGCAACAGTTGGCGCAACAATTAGCGCAACAGCAATCCCAACAAATGCAGCAACAACAAATGCAACAACAAATAATGCAACCTCAAAATAATAATGACCAAAATTACAAAAGAAGAGTTGAATATAATTTTCTGGATAGAATGAACATTAAAAAATCAGAGGTTATAAAGCTTGCATTATTTTCATTAGTAATAGTTCTTGGTATATCTATTGACCGAATGCTCACATATTATGTATCAAGATATATTAATGATAATGTTTTAACAGATTTTCAAGAATTATTGTTAAGATTAAGTTATCCAATAACTATCTTTTTATTACTATGGATATTCAAAGCAATATAGTAATTGTTGTTATTTTTATAATATATATATATAAAAGAACTTATATAAATGTCGGTCTTTGCGCTTGTGGTGATGCTGATGCTATTAGTTGCATTATTAGTAGTTTCCGCATGGAAATTATGGATATATTTCAGTGCATATTTTATGTTGTCTAAACGAACAAATGCCGATAAAATAAAATTTATTGCATATAGTAGTTTTTTTAAAAATCATTATAATGTTATTCTAAATTTCGCTAATAATAGGATTACTATTGAATACGCTTTTGTTGGAATATTGAGCTTGATTACATTATTTGGATTAATCAATTATCGTAAAAAATGGATTACGTATAATGATTTTGAATTTACTTATTATACTGGCGATATTACAGAATATTATTTTGTAGATTATTTTGTGAAATTAATAATAATACTTACTATATCTTTTGGTGGTGCTCTTGCATGGTGGTATGTATATTATCAAGCAGAAGACAATAAACTCGTAGAAAGTGAAAAAAATTTAAAAAAATTTATATTAGACCATATTGATTACACTTATTTAGCAAAAAAAAGTGTAATTCCCAAATATAATATAGATGCATATTTGAAAATAAAGCCAGATTCATTAAATAATCAAATCGATTTATTCAATGTAAGCTTAACTGTTAATATAATGAATAGTCCAAAGTTTAAAAGTTTAAGCGATGATTTAAAAAAATATTCGAAAGAAATATATTCTGACGTTGATGTTTTTAAAATTCCTGGTGATAATGATATTAGCAAGATTAAAGCAAATGTAGCAAAAAATATCGACGACCCCTCATATTATATGATTGCGAATTATTATCATAATGATGATGCGCCATTGCCAACACTACATGTATTATTGTATAATATTTACGCTAATATAAAGAATTACGAAACTATAAAAGGAAATGTTAAAAATATAATAGATGCATATTTAAATCCTAAAGATACATCAAATCCTAAAGCGAAGGATGCCAAAGAAATAAAGGAAATATATGATATTGGTAAGAAATATTTCAAGGATACAATAAGAATATACAAGGGGATATATGATAAATATTACACATATTACGTATATAATATTTTGATAACAAACTTTCTAATAATATATGTGTTTTTAATATTAATATATATATGGATCAAAAAGGGGACAACAGATGACTTTTTTACTTTTGACACAGAATTTCGTAAATATGGGATGTTTTTAATTGCAGTATATTACACTTTAACTTGCCCTGCAATATTATTCGGTATTACTTAATAATTAATTTATAAATATAAAATAAAGAGATATTTGCATATTTAATGGATGAAAATATAATTGAAGTAAAACCAATAGATACAATAGATAATTGCAATAATTTTAATAATATAACTATTAATATTATTAATGTCGTAATATTAATAATTATTATAACATTATTATTTATATTTGCATTGAATATTATAAATTACTTGCTATTTACATTATATTGTTTAAAAGATATTAGTGATAAATATACGACGGAAGATGGTACTAATACAAAATTACAGGATAAATACAAGCATCGATTATTAAATTATGTTAAAAACTTTGACAACGAAAAGAAATATAGTT